GTTGTAAAAGATCCAGCAAATCCTGAAAACGAAGGTAAGACATTCTTATACAAGTATGGTAAGAAGATCTTTGACAAACTAACTGCAGCAATGCAGCCTGAGTTTGAGGATGAGGAAGCAATTGATCCATTCGATTTCTGGCAAGGTGCTAACTTCAAGTTGAAGGCAAAGAACGTTGCTGGTTATAGAAACTACGACTCTTCTGAGTTTGCTGCTACCAGTGCTTTACTAGATGATGACGATGCGATGGAAGCAGTCTGGAAGAAGGAGCATTCCTTAGCAGAATTAGTTGCTGCCGATCAGTTCAAGTCATATGATGAACTCAAGACTCGTTTGAGTAATGTTCTTGGTAACAAGCAAGTTCGTAACGATGCTGAAACTATAGAGCAAGAGTTTGAAGATGTTAAAGCATCAGTTCCTGTTACTGAAACAGTAGAATCAGTGTCTAGATCTTCTTCTACAGAAGACGAAGATGATGATGCACTATCATACTTCTCAAAATTAGCAGAAAGTTAATTTAAGAGAAAACTTAAAAGACCCCTTAAAGGGGTCTTTTTTTATGACAATAAAGCAGTATTTTCAGTCTTAATGAGGAATGGATCTAGGTATTGTGAGTTTCTATCATATCTCATTATTCTCTTAAGATCTTGTAAGAACATTTGTAAAAATTCTGGTCTTAAAATATCGATTGATCTTTTTTCATTATTTCTATTAGACTCATATTCCCAATTAGAAATACCTATAATTGGTGATATATCAACTGTTCCAGCATATTGAACTATTTCTGCACCTGTATTTCCAGTCCACGTTTCATTTAATGGCCAAACACTTCCTGGACCTGGAATTGTAAAAACTGAATCTACTGATCTTCCTGGTTCTAATATTAATCTATTTTTATCATCTCTGATTTCAATAGTTTCATAATGATGAACATCATTTATACCAGCAAGACCATACTTATTCACAGTATATTTGTATAAATGTTGATCTGATAATGGCCAATCGTTGTGTAGATTAGTTATACCAGCAGTAAGAACAACTACAAAATCTAGATCAGAAGAACCATATACTTCACTTGCAACTGTATCAGGTCTTGCTTCATCTGCAATAATAAACTTATTAAAGACGGTTGCAGAATCTGACAACCAATCCATTATTTTAACTTTTCTGAAAAAGTTTTTAACAATTATATAATCACCAGACCTTGTTTTTGATGATAGTGGTGATGGATAACTTACGTTAGGTATTTGTCTGAAATATCCCATTAGTATCCTACTCCATCTGTTAGTGGGACATTATCATAATCTTCAGCGTATATTGGATTAGTCTCTTTAAATGTCATTTGCATCTTAATATGTATTGGTGTTCCATCTTCATATGTTGCATAGTTTCCATTACCTGTATAATTAACACTTAATGCTGATAATGCACAAGGTTTGAATACATTTAGAAATGGATGTTGTCTACCACCACTTAAATATCTAAGTAAGAATAGGTCTGGAGCAGCTACAAAAACACCTGCACTAGTACCACCACTATTACTATATTCACTTGATCCTAATCCATCTGCTTTAGGAGACATTGCTTGTTTTAGAGATCTTATAATTTTCTTTATTCTTTCTCCTTCTTTCTGTTCCCTTGCAGTAAAAGTAACATCAAATCTAAACTCTCTTAAGTTTACACCATCAAATAATAATTCTTTATTTGAGTTTAATATATTTCCAGATCCTCTTGATAATACATTATTTGCAGTTACGTTTGCACCGAATTGATTAACTGCTAAACCTGCTAATGTAGATCTTAAAGTATTTGATAATGTACCACCTGTTTCTATACCTTCAACTTCAACTCCTTGAGTAACCATAGTCATAAGGTCATCCCAATTATCTTGTCCTGATTGACTCATCATAGAGTTTGCAATATCCATACCCATTATTGTAAATAGGTTCATTGTGCTTTCACCCCAAGTCACAGAGGTTGTATCACTTATTTGTTGTGGTATTGGTAGTTCTATATAAAACTTTGTGAATTGTTTAAATCCAGCATTCCCTTTTGAATATTGATCATATCGGGAAGACATACTTCTTCCCATTGTGGTTTTATATTTTAATGCACCTTCACCTTTACTAAACTTTTCATAATCTTTTTTTATTCCTTCAATACCCTTATCTCCAGTATCACCAAATCCTCCACCAATACCATCACCTTTTTCAGGTGGTCTATATTTTACTGCTTGTATTAAAAAACTGTCTTCTTTAGCAACTGGTGATCTATTTAATGGGTACGATAAAAAGAATGGAGAACCATAATTTGATTTCTTAGAACCAGTTTGAGTTGTTTGTTGAGTTGTTCCAGTTGTCTCCGCTACAGCATTATTTCCACTTGGCTGTTCACCCTTCCCTCTTTTATCAAAGTCCCATTTATTAAATGTAAGAAAATCTGCTGTTCCACCAGCCCAACGTTTGATCCCCATTATCGACCTATTTCGTTAATTATGATCTATTTATACATTCATTCGGAATCTTGCGAAGGGCACACCATCAAGATCAGTTAATTCTGAATGTGTTATCTCATATAACCCATCTACAATCTCATTCCAAGTATAATTTCTATAAGTATTCCAATGAAAATTGATGCCACGAAATCCCCATTCAAAAACATCAGTAACTGCAACCATAGGATGTTGATCGTATCTTAAGTTGGGTGTTTTTGCATTGTATATGAATACATAATATTTTCCTTCCTGTGGAGTTTTACCACTTGATGATAACGATCCGATGATTTTATACATTAAATCGTCAGGATGTTCTGTACCAATTAGATCATTAAGTATATGTGATACTCTATTTCTAGATTCTCTTTCTTGTCTGAGTTTTTCTTTTTGACGGGCAACAAAAGATCCTTCTTGCTTCTTTACTTTTGTTCTAGTTGTTAGAGTACTTTTAGTATTCTTTTCAGGTGCAATGCCTCTTTTGCTTTTGATTGCATCTTTGTTTCTTTTGGCAGCAGCTGCCATTCTTTCCGAAAGACTTTCTGCCATCACTTAATACCTAGTTCTTTTTCAGTAACTACTTTAAACTCCCATTGTCTATCATCACAAAAGTCTTTTGCTGCTTGCCATTTTGCTTGATTTTTAGCATATTCATATGCTTCACGCATATATCCTCTAGTTTGTCTTTTTGGTTTTTTGGGAGGAGAACATTGTTTTAATGGTTTTACTTCAATAACATAGTTTTTAATAGCACCATTAGTTTCTTTTATCTTCATATAGAAGTCTGGAAAATACCTATGAACCTTATTATCTACGGGAGATCTGTATGGTAATGCTATTTCTTCACTAGCCCATTCCAATACATTTTTGTTTTGATCACAGTAAACCATAAACTTTCTTTCCCACAAAGATCTAAAAATTATACCTGTAGGATCACCTTTATACTTTTTTGGGTGAGATGGTCGATATTTTCCTTTATAAGCCATCTAAATAGAAATGATATAGTAGAACTATTTAGAGTGACACGCCCAATACCAAAGAAAATATCTCAGATTTTACCTACGTTTCAGAATGTAGCACAATCATCTCATTACGTAGTTCAATTTGGTCTTCCTAATTATTCATCATCGGGACCTAATTTAACTAAGTTTTTAAAATCAAAAGGAGTTGATGATAGGTTTGATTTACGTGAAATAGGATTATTATGTAGTAAGGCAGTTTTGCCTGGAAGTGCTTTTGCTACAATTGATGCTGTAGGTGAATATCAAGGTATTGCTGAAAGAATGCCTCATACTAAGAAGTTTGTTCAGATGCAATTAGAATTTTATGTTGACAATGAATATAAGTCATTAAAGTTCTTAGAGCATTGGATGGAATATATTAGTAATGGATCTGGTGGAAGTAATCTAGAAGATGCTTATCACTACAGAATGAATTATCCAAAGTCATATAAATCTCATAGTACTAAGATTGTTAAGTTTGAAAGAAACTATAGACAAACACTTGAATATGGTTTTCGTGGATTGTATCCAATTGAATTAAACTCAACAGTTGTTCAGTATCAAAACTCTCAAGTATTAAAAGCAACTGCATCATTTAATTATGATCGGTATGTTTGCGGTAAAACTTCAACTGCTTCTGTTGCTGCTGGTGCTGATAGAAATAAATCTTCTGCAGAGAAAGCAATGATGGGTGGTGGCGGTGGCGAAGGAACAAGTCTTTTAAACCCACCAGCAAAAGTTGGGGCAGGTATTAAAGATTTAATACCTCAAAGGTCTCAAGAAGAAATAGATTACGCAAATCAACTTGGAGATAAGTTATATGGTGGTTCTGGTGCAGACACTGGTTGGTTTGACGCTGGATAAAATCTAAATAACCCCTATAAATAAAATTACTGAATTGAGCATATTATGCCTTTACCACAAATTTCGACTCCTTCTTATGAGTTAGTTGTTCCTTCTACAAGGAAGAAAATTAAGTTCAGACCTTTTTTAGTTAAAGAAGAAAAAATTCTTATTTTAGCTATGGAGAGTCAGGACAATAAACAAATTGCAAATGCAGTTAAAGATGTTATTTCTCAGTGCATCCTTACTAAAGGAGTAAAAGTAGAAAATCTTGCTACATTTGATATTGAATATCTTTTCCTCAATATTCGTGGTAAATCTGTTGGAGAAGAAGTTGAAGTAACTATTACCTGTCCAGATGATGGTAAGACTACAGTTCCTGCTGTTATTAATCTAGATGAAATAAAAGTTACTACTGATAAAGATCATAAACAAGACATCATATTGGATGATCAATATACATTAAGAATGAAGTATCCTTCTATGGAGGAGTTTATAAAAACTAACTTTGCTGTTGGTGGTGAATTAAAAGTTGATGATACTTTTAAATTAATTGCTTCATGTGTTGATCAAGTTTTTTCTGAAGATGAATCTTGGGCAGCTTCTGATTGTACAAAGAAAGAGTTATCACAGTTTATTGATTCTCTTAATTCAAAACAATTTAAAGAAGTTGAGAGATTTTTTGAAACTATGCCTAAACTTTCTCATAAAATTAAGGTTACTAACCCTAAGACAGAAGTAGAAAGTGAAATTGTTATGGAGGGATTGCAAAGTTTTTTCGGATAAGTATGGCACATGAAGATCTTGCGTCATACTATAAAATTAATTTTGCCTTAATTCAACATCATAAATATAGCTTAACAGAGCTAGAGAATATGATACCTTGGGAAAGAGAAATTTATCTTACTCTTTTACAACAATATATTGAAGATGAAAATCTAAAAGCACAACAAGAATCGGGACTTAGTTAATGGCTCCAGCATCTCCAATCGCAGGAGGAATACAAGCAGTAAGAAGAAATGTTTCTGCCTCAGCCTTTACAGGTAGAGCTGCAGCACCTGCTCCTGCTCAGCCAGATAGTATAACTACTAATCTACTTGCTAGAAATAATTTAGCATTAAGTGGTGTAGCTCAGCAAATAGCTACAGTATCTAATCAAGTAGCATTTTTAAATAAGGGAATATCTTCACTTAATAATGGACTAACTGTAAGTGCAACTCTAGAAAGACAAAAGGCACAAGAAGAAGCAAAGAGACAACAAAAATTATCACAGATAAAATTAAGAGAAGGAAAGGAGAGTGCGTTAGAGAATAAGATACAAAATGCTTTAATGAAACCTGTTAATAGGATAGGTTCAAAAGTACAGTTTGGTTTACAGAGGTTAGCTAACTTCTTTACTATTATTTTAGGTGGTTGGATAGCGTCTGGTACTGTTGAACTCTTCCAAGCATTAGCTACTGGTAATACTGAGAAACTTAATGAAATAAAGAGTCAAATATTGGGAAATCTTGCCTTCTTAGGGGGTAGTATATTTTTAATAGGTGGTGGATTAACTTTATTAGCAGCTAATGTTGCTAAATTGGGATTTAGATTCTTAAAATGGGGTGGTAGTAAAGTATTTGGAAAACCTATACAATGGCTTAGTACAGTGATAGCTAAGCAGATTGGTGGACTATTACCAGGAGTAGCAGGTGGTGTTAGAGGTAGTGTGGGTACTGTGACTGCTCCTCTCGCAGATAGGGTTGGTAAGAACCAGATGCAGAATGCTAAACCAGGTACGATACCTAAACCTCAAGGTAGTTTTGGTAAGTTTATGTCTGGACTTCCTTGGATTGGTGGTGCTTTCCAAGTTACTAGTGATGTAACTCAAGGAAAACCTCTTCCAGATTCTGCGATAGACACTGGTGTTGCTATGACAGGAGCTACTATTACTACTAAAATAATAGACAAATTACCTATAGGAAAAAAATGGAAGTTCTTAGCTCAAGCTACTGGTGGTATTCTTTCTTGGGTAGGTTCATACGGTTTATCTGAAGCAATATTTAAAGATGCTAGAGAGCAAAGAGATGCACAAAATCCAAATGGTGATCCAGAAAATTATGATCCAGATTTTGATTTAGATGCATTTCTTGGTACTGAAGGTAAAAAAGGTGATATTATGCCTTCAATGATGACTGATGTTGGAGCATCAGTTAAACCTAGTCGTAATGATTTTGATGCTGGTGCAGATGGTGGTAGAGATTTTAGAAATGCTTTGAAAGAATGGGAAATGCAGAGTGCAGAAAGCATCACTCCAACTTCTAACCGAAAAAATCTTGCCAATAATATTGCTAACAGTGGAGGTGTAGATGAACAACCTCTATTTGTTCCTACAGCATTACAAAGTAATAATCAGCAACCTCCTGGTTCAGCTTCTTCTGCTAGTCCTGGTAGGGGTGATGGTGGTATTCCAAATATACCGTCTTCTAATTCTGCATTTAAGAGTTATCAATTACTTGCCAAAAAGCATTATCAGGTAGTATAGTATGGCAAATAATACTCAGATAGTTAGAAAGTCTTTACTTAAATCATCCATTAGTCTTCAGGCTATAAACAAGTCTGTTACTTTTTTATCTAAAGATTTAAAAAGAAGTACTAATCTTTTACAAAATGCTGGTAAGGTACAAGAAGAAGATAATAAGTTTCAGAGAGCATTAATTGGTCGTGAGAATACTTGGTTTAATAGGAGAAGAGAACAAGTATTAAGAAGAGAGAAGGAAGATATTACTGAAGCAGCTACAGTAGGTGGTGCTATAAAGAGAAGAGGTAAGGTTGTTGGATCTAGTACTAAAGGATTTTTAGGTAGAATATTAGATGTATTTGGTATATTATTCATAGGATGGTTAACTAGTAATCTTCCTCCTATTTTGAGAGCTGTTAATAATATGATTGATTTGATACAGAAGACTGTATCTATATTGAGTGGTTTTATAAACAATACTGTTGGATTTTTTAATAGTCTTGGTGCAGGTTTAGATGATGTTTTGGGTAATTTAACAGTAGGTTTTAGGTTTGATAAAGATACTGAAACTATAAAGAAAGGTTTTGACGATATGAATAGAGGAACTAGCATGTTCTCTGCTGATATTGATCGTAGTATTGCTAGTTACCTAAATCCTGGAACCTATGGTCGTGATAATTGGGATATGCCAAAGGATGAGACTGATGTAAACAAACCTAAAGGTCTTTCAAGAAACTTTGGTGGGTTAGTTGATTTTATGACTTTTGGATTGACTGATCTTGATAAAAGAGGAAATCTATTTGGTGGGCGACATGGTAGAACTGGATTTACTAATGTTGATGGTACTGAATTTAATGAAGAAGTAATAGAGGAGGAGCAACAAAAAACAGATACAGTTAAAGTAGAACCAAAAGATACTTTAGTTAAAGGTGCTAATGAGGATAAAAAAGATAGAGAAATTGATAATGATTCTGCTATAGCAAATGATCCGAAAGCAGATCTAGAATTAAGATTTGATAATGGTTATATACCTAAAAAAGATAGTCCTGATTATGCTCAATATCAAGAGTGGTTAAATGCACCAGGTGGACTTGAAATGTTTAAGGATGGTGGTTTTATAAAGGGAAAACCTCATTCACAAGGTGGAGAAGATATTAATGTTGAGGGTGGTGAAGCTGTTATACCTAAAAAGAGGGTAGAGCAATATGGACCTGAGTATATTAATGCAATTATTCAAGGTAATGCTGATAATGTTACTAAATTGAGAGCAGGAAGATCTGCTTTAGAAAAGGCAGTTGAAGATTTTAAAGAAGCAAATGATGGTATTATAAAATATGATGAATATAAAAGAATAGAAGCCGAAACCTATGGTAGAGTAAAAGCACATCTTAAATCTAGAACCGAAGGAAAAACTTCAGATCAAGTAACACCTAAACAACAATCAGAACCTAAAATTGAGGTTTCAAAATCTAAAGTTAATCAAATAGCATCTGGAGATATGAGGAAGAAGAGAAAGGTTGTAAAAATACCAATTCCTAATAATAATCAACAACCGCAGCAATCTATATCTCCTCCATCTGGAAGGAAGATGAACTCAGGTAAACCTAAACCTAGTTCACGGGGTTTACATATAGGAGATCTCCAATCATTAATGTTAGCTTACACTTAAATATATGTCATTAAATAAATCAATATATGAAGAAATATTAATAGAGTCTAGAGATGGTGAGAGGACTGTTGATATAGCACCAGGTGTTGTTCTGCTAGAATATTTTGAGGATATATTTTCACCAACTATTACTGCTAGATTGGTGGTTGTTAATACAGGAAATACTATAGAAGGACCTGATGGTGATTTACAATCCATATATCATGGATTACCCTTAAGAGGTGGTGAAAGAGTTAGTATAAAAGTTGCTGGTAATAGTGAAGAGAATCCAGGTTTAGATTTTGCTAGTGATAAAGAAAGATATTTTTATGTTTCTAGTATTACTAATATTGATCAAACCACAGAACAGGAATCTTTTATTCTAAATTTATTTTCCCGTGAAGCAATAACAAATGAAACTGTGAGAGTTGGTAGAAGATATAATACTTCATTTAAGATATCTGATTCTGTTAAGGATATTATTAAAAATTATTTGAAGACTCCTAAACAGATATTTGCTGATGAGACTCAAAATAAGTATGGTTTTATAGGTAATATGAGAAAACCATTTACTTTGATGACATGGTTGGCATCTAAATCAGTTCCAGCACAGGTAAGTGGTAAAGATGCTACTGCTGGATATGTTTTTTATGAGACTAAAAGTGGATATCATTTTAGATCTATAGATGCTCTTGTAACATCAGAACCTTTTGAACATGAGTATTTTTACACTCAACTTAAAAAAATGACTGCTGATGCTGATTATAAGATATTAGATTATAAAACAAATAAAAATGAAGATGTTCTTCGTAAACTACAGAGAGGTGGATATGCTAGTAATAGAGTATTTTTTAATCCTTTAACCTTTAGTTATACAAAGCCATCTGATGGGTTATTTAAATTAAGTGATTATCAGAGAAAAACTGAAAATCTTGGAAAAGATATAACTTTACCTAGTATTGATGATACTAGTGATAAGAATTTAGGTGACGTTCCAAGTAGAAATGTAACTGCTATTTTAGATATTGGTACAATGGAACCAGGAGTATCAACAGATGAGAATGCAGATCCATCTAAAACTCAGTCGCAAGCAATGATGAGATACAATACAATTTTTACACAGTCTGTAAAAATGACAGTATCATCCAATACTAACCTAGAAGCAGGTGATGTTATTAAATGTAAATTCCCAAAAGTTACCCGTGAGGGTGGTAAAAGTGAAGATTCTGAGCAAAGTGGACTATATATGATTAAGGAATTATGTCATCATTTTGATTCTGCTGCTTCATATACATCTATGACGTTAATAAAAGATACTTACGGGGAACGATGATAGAAGAAAGTCTATTAAAAAGTAATTTTGTAGGAAGAGATGGTTTTAACTGGTGGATAGGACAGGTAGCACCAGAGAAAGCTCAAGGTAAGCAAATAAATGGTGCTGGTTGGGGAAATAGGCGTAAAGTTCGTATTATGGGGTATCATCCTCCTAGTACACTTGAACTAAAAGATGATGATCTTCCTTGGGCACAAGTATTATTACCACCAACTGCTGGATCAGGTAAAGGTAATAAAGCAACTACTGTATCATTATCACCAGGTGATAATGTATTTGGATTTTTCTTAGATGGTGATGATGCACAACTACCAGTAATTACAGGTGTTTTTGGTAATACAATGTATGGTGGTACTGATGAATATGCGAATCCATTTGTACCATTTACTGGATATACTACTAAGGTTAAAAATGATGGTGGTTACTTTGTTAAAAATGAAACTAATGAAGAGAATAGTCAATCTCAAAAATCTCCTAGACACGTTTCTCCTAAACTAGCTAAAGAAATTGGTGAGGATGAAAGAGCTACTTCTAGAGCTAATGGAGCAACTGTTGTCTTTGGTAGTGCTGAAACTACTGCGGCTGTTAGTAAAATAAACAGTGAAGTTGAAAGTATGGTTACTAATATCCAAGATTTGAAAGGAAAGATGGGTGATGTATCTGAGGCTGTTGGATCAGTTAAGGATAAGATGAATAAATTGATTAGTGAGAAAACTGCAAAAATACAAGGTTTATCTATGGGTATTGTTGGTGGTATGACCAATACTCTGTATAAAGGTATGGCTCCAGCATTAAATGGTGGGTTGAATGCTTTGTATGATAAAGTTTTTGCTACTACTTTTGCTGCTACTAAGAAGCGTTCTATTGCAAAAAAAGCTGGTGCAGCAGCACAAGCAGCGATGATGTTACCTGTTCAAGCAATTCAGAACTTTTTACCTTGTGCTGTAGGTAATATTGTTGGGTCGATTGGTGATGCAATCAAAGGGTTGCTTAGTGGAATAATGGATAATGTTCAGAATTTTGTGTCTTGTATTGGTGAACAATTTATGGGTGGTTTGATGAATCAGATTATTGGAGGATTGACTAAGTTATTAGGTCCACTTATGGGAGGAGTTTCTAAAATATTAGGTGGATTTAGCATAGGTGATTTCTTAAGAGGTAAGGCAGAAGGTTTATTGGGTCTTGCTAATGCACTTGCTTGTCCTAGTCCAAAACCTGATAGTGGGTTCTCAACAGATGAATGGGTTATTGGTAAGGGACCTAAGAGTGCAGTTGGTGTTGCTATTGATAGTATTTTAGATGCTGCTAATGCTGCAGATAGTCTTACCTCAAAATTAGTTGGTGGTATTCAAGATCTTAGTATTGCTTCTGGATCACTAGGATTATTTGATTTCTTAAATCCAAGTGTGTCTGTACCTAGTATGGGTGATAGTCTTGGCAAATGTTATGCAGGTCCACCATTAAAATGTGCTGGATTGAAGGTTAATATTTTTGGAAGTAGAGGTAAAGGTGCGATTGGTAAAGCAATTGTTGGTGCTATTGTTGGTGAGGGTAATACTGCAGTAGGAAGTATAATTGGTATTGATTTAGTTAGTGGTGGTTCTGGGTATAATAGTCCACCATTTGTTGAGATAACTGATACTTGTAAGAAAGGTTATGGTGCAATTGCTAGAGCAGTTATTGATTATGATGAAGATTCACCTACTTATCAGCAAGTAACTGACCTTTATATTGTTAGTGAAGGTGAGAATTACCCAGTTCCTGAAGATCAGGGTATAATAGATACTGTTCCTGATCATGTTATTGTTATTGATCCTGGTGATAATTATGATGATGATACTGTAATTGAAGATAATTGGGGTAATGTTTATCCTGTTTATGTTGATGATAATGGTAGAATTACTAAAGTAAGTGTTCCTGATGGTGCAACTGTTTCTGTTAAACCAATGAGTAATGATGATCTACCAGAACTTACTATTAAGAGTAGAACTGGGTATGGTGCAATATTGAAATTATCAGGAAAACCAAGACCACCTTATCAAGGTGAGATCAAACAGGTTGTTGATTGCGTGAGCTAAGATAAATACTTAACACTAGGCATTAACTATGGCAGAAAGACCAGCTGATAAACAAAATTGGCAACAAAGAGAATATATCAATTTCGGACCTGGATGTAGGCTTGATATTGATAATCCACAAATGGGTTTGAACGGAACTACTGTTTATGATTTGCTTGCTCAAGGTGATGATGGTAATACTAGTTCACTAGGAATGACTTCTGGTGGATTATTTCATCTTACTAATGATCA